AGAAAAAGTTGTGTCTGACATTATTACCTCCTCATAATTAATTAAGTAGACTCTTTACCGTCGTCTTTTACATAATAGTAAATAACGCCTGTGATTGTTCCTCCAGTAGGAGCAGAACCACCGTGTCCACCTACAACTTTAATTCTTTCTGTAGCTGGTACGCCTACATCTCCTAAGTCAACACCAGCAGTGCTATCACCGCCCCAGACAGTTAGTACTGCTCCTGAGTCTGCGTCTGCCGCATCTAAATATCCATCTGTGTTAACAAAAGTTGTGCCACCATCATAGTCAGTATAACCCATATCTAATGTAGGGTTAGTTCCGCCAGTTGCGTCACCATTAAAACTAATACCTAATACTACTGCATTTTTAGGAAGAACTACTTTTCTTGTATCGGTTGCTGATACTTGAACATCCTGACCTGCTGCTACAGTTGGTACTAAATAAAATTGAGCCATCATCATCATGCCGCCACAATAAGTTTCTCTTTTATTGTCACCGCCATTTGAACGAACATTACTCGTAAATGTTGTGTTAGCCATATTTACCTCCTCATAAAGGGTTTGCTTTTAGCGTCTTATGAGTATCTGCTAGGACAGTCGCTAAAAATTATATATTCCCTAGAAAATGGGGGGAACGTTCCCCCCATTCAATTCGTCTTATGATGTTCCTGGAGATCCATAAACACAACGTGGATCTGAGTAACCGTAGCTGTAACGCTCACGGGCTTTAAATCTTACGTTGCCTGTATCGAAATCGCCTTCCATCTTAGTAGACATGCTTAAACGTTCAAAGTGAATAAATCCACGAGGAGCGTCTGTCTTAATAAACCATGCGTTTGCATCGTTTAAGAAGTGATTAACTGTGTAACCCTGTGGAAGCATTCCCATGTTTCTCGTAGCGTTAACATCGTTATCAGCAGTCCCAGGACGTAATGTAGACTCAAGAAGTCTATCAGCTACGAACTGTAAGTTGGATGGAACTATCAATTTAGTACCTTGTACGGACACTTTTAAACCACGTTCGTCAACGTAACCGCCTATGTCTATTAAAGCATTTTCAAGACTAGTTTCGTTAAGGTCAGCAGCAGTTACAGGTCTATTAGCAAATGTGTTACCAGTTACCAATGGGTGAGATGTATTAACTAAGCTTACACCATCGCCACCTGTTATAGTAGCTGTGAAAGCATCGTTTAATATAGTTGCACCTTTAACCTGTTTAGTGTGTGCCATACTTCTTGCTAAAGCTTTTGTATAACGAGAAGCTAGACGATCATAAAGATTATCTTCGATCGCTTCTTCTGTTATTGAGAAAGCTAATGCAATTGTTTCGTTATTATACCTTGCAGTATAAGCTTCTTGTGCATCGTCAAATGATACTGCACCACCCTCGCTTTTAACGGGTGCTGCGCCAAAACCAGATAGCATTACTTCTTCTTCGAATGCTCTTTCTGATGATTCTGTATCAAAGATTTCTGCCGCTTCGTTTTCATACCTGTTATACTCAAGACCAAAAAGGGCGTTGAGTCCAGGTTCTAGCTCTTTGGCGAGCTGTGCTCTAGATATTGCCATGTTTTAAGTCCTTCCTATACGCCAGTTGTTGAAACGGTACCTTGGACGATAGATCCAGTAGGTGCGTTAAAGTGGTTATTAATACGAACGACTAAGCCAATTCCTACAGCAGTAAAATCTGCATTTGCAGGATCGTCTTCAATGCCTACAATACGTAGAGGAAAAGTGTTAGTTGCTGCTGCTGTGCTTAGATCAACACTAGCTGAAGAAATACCAGTAGTTGTAGAACCACTGTTACCACTTGCCATTTGAACATTAGAAAAAACATCAGCTCTTACTAAAGCTTCTGTTGCTGCACCAGTGTTAACACTAGTTGCTATTACAAACAGTTGATTAGGATCGTCGTACACGAAAGCCTTTACTGGGTGGTTACTATCCGCTCCAGATCCAGGCCAATAATTACTCCAGGTTGTTTTACCTGTTGTGCTAGAAACATATTCACACCCCCAAAACACACCTACTATAGAGACTGTTCCACCTGCAGCAGCTTGTAAGTCATCAATAACTCCAGCAGCTGTAGGAATAACGGCTTGTCCTCTGTATAGTACGTTTGAATTGTCATAGGCGATTCTATATTCCGTGGCACCTGTAGTATTTGCACCTTGACCAAGCATTTTTAAAGGTCTAAGTCCAAAAGCTCCATTAATATTTGCCATTATAGTATATCCTCTTCTATAATACGGTTAAAAAAATTAGTCCTCACTCTTGCGAGAACCTCCAAATGTTACACGAGTTTCTCTTTCTGGCTTATGAATAGCCATTGCAGGATGCTGAGAACGAGCTAACTCATTGTCAACAGCTGCCATTTGATCGCGGGTTCGTGCCCGATAATAGTTATCTCGCTGTTCTGCGATTTCGATAGGCAACCTGCCAAGTAATAATCCACCTACTCCTATAACTCCGGCATGTTTGCCGTCGTCTATTGTTGGAGCATCAAAATCTGGGTATTCGTCTCCTCGTACTAATTCCCAACCTTCTCGTGACATAGCTGAAACATTTTTACGATCGTCAAAACCCATAACTTCTGCTCGAATCCACCTATGAACATAACCTTCAGGTGGTTCCGGCGCTTCTAAAGCTGATGGTGGCTTCCAGGGCCCTCTGCGTGCATTCTTTTCGCGAGTTTCTTGAGCACGTGCTGTTCTCGTATTACTTTGGGGAGTTGTGTTCTCCATTTTTTCGTTTGTCATTTTCTTACTCCTTCACATATTTTGCGTATTCTTCTAACGGTACGCCCAGCTTTTTGGCTATAGCTACTTGTGAAGGCGACAACCGCACAGTTTTTCGTCCACCTTTATTGCGGGATTTGGAAGTCTCAGCGGACGCAACTCTACGACTTCCTCCGTTAGTAGCCTGGGTTCCTAACTTATGTGGAAACTCAGACGCTAATCTTTTATCGAGTTCAGCATAGTACTCTTGACTTTGTGGGTCAAACCCTTCGTCTTCAATTAAACGCCTGTGGATGCCAAATGAGGCATATGTCATAACTTCGTCATGTCCAAACCACTCGTTTTTGTTAGCCCAGGCTTCAGCTTTTGGATCTGGTGGTTGCTGCTGCTGAACTTGTTGTTGAGGTTGTTGCTGAACTTGAGGTACTGGATCTACTTGCTCAACAGGTTTTTTTAACTTTGATTTTTCTACAGTTAATGTAGCTAAAGCTTCTTGCGCTTCTACAAGCCTGTCACTATCTCCTGCTTCATGTGCATCTTTTAAAGCACGTTTAGCTCCTGTTAGTTGAGATTCAATCCGTCCTCCAAACTCTTCTTGATAACCTTTATCTAAATTTTGCAAACGAGATTTTAAATTATCATTTTCTTTTTTAACGTTTTCTGCAAATTCAACCGCCGATTGTTTTTGGCGTTCTTCTTCGCGCATACGTTTAGTAAGTTTATCAATACGGGTTTTAACACCTGCACTATAATCTTCTAGTTCATCTTTTTTTTCTTCTTCAATTACTTCTGGTGGTTGCTCTGGTTCCGCATCGCTTCTAATCGTTTTAGCGTTTGGATCCACATCAATGTCTACGGATTCTTCTTCGGCTTCGCCAACTTCTAATTGTCCTTCGGGCATATTAATACTCCTTTAAATATGTTTAACATCATCTGGTTCTAAAATAGTTGCAATCACTTCGTCATCATTAAGAATACGAACTTCTCCGCCATCTATTTTAAAACGTGCTCCTGCGTAACGGCCAATACAAACCCACTGGCCTTCTTTGCACCAAGGCTCAAAATCTCCGCCAAACTTTACCGGATCTTTATACGCTAATGGTCCAACTCTAAGTACGTACGCCACAACTGTTGCCAATTGTTCACGCTCTCTTACAGCATCCGGAATATAAATTCCTGAGTCTGTTGTTGCTTTCCCCATATACGGCATGACTAAAATACGCCACCCAGTAGGTTGAGGAAGTCTTTCTTTAAGGTTTTTCTCTATTAAACTCGGATCAAGAACTTTAGCATCTTGCGGTTTATATAAAGGTTCTACGTTGACATTTTTCTTTTTCTTGGTTGCTTTCACAACATGGTCGGGCACATAAAGTGTTTTCGACATTAGTTATCCTTTCGATTTTCAATTACTTTCTGCTTTCTCGTTTCTATCCAGAGCATCTTTAACTTCACGCTCTGCAAATTGCAAACCTTTTAACTCGCCTGCCAGTTGGCGGTAGTCCTCCATAGTTTTAGGACTACCCGCGAGTATGGCCTGTTCTGTTAATGCTATTCTTTCTTGTATTCCTTTAAGAATAGCATATGCAAAATTCAATGAATCCACTAAAGGACTCCAACAAACTTCGTTCCTCTTACCATTGCTCCTGTGCCACGGACACCTTCCGTTTCACCTAATGAAGCGCGTGAGTTATGACCCTGTATAATTTTAACGTCAGCTCCCACTTCCATAATACCTTCTGCAGCTAATCTATTTTGCTGATCAAAATCCGCTTCTGACGGAGAGTATCCTGCGTCTTCTTGTCTTTCCATAGAAATACTTAAACGGCTACCTTCTTTGTCTGCCGCTTCTATACCACCGTCTCTATAATTTTTCATAGTGCCGCCCATATTTCTATCTTCTCCCTTTAGCGCATCTTTTAAAAACTTTTTATCGCTGTTAGAAATAGAATTCCTTGAAAATGTTTTAGGAGATGTGTCAAAAAGATTATTTAAAAACTTTTTATCGCTGTCAGAAATAGATTTTCCTTCTTTTGTTTTTTTTAAAACATTATCTAAAAACTTTTTATCGCTGTTAGAAATAGAATTAGGAGATGTTGCACCGCCGCCGTCTTGGTAGTTCTTCATAGTGCCGCCCATATTATAAGAGGTTGGTTTAACTTTTTTTCCTGTTGCTACTGCTGTAAACACATTGTTTTTTCTATTAGGTAAGGTTGAAGCTTTAATTTTTATTTTTTGGTTAAGAGATAAAGGAGGTCTATGTCCTTCTTCACCTTTTTTTCCCATGTCTTTGATTACTTGTTCCATAGCATCTCCAGCACGCGCTCCGGGTGTTTGCGTACCATAATTGCCACGACCTACGCCGCCTGTATTATATTTTTTTCCGCGCATTATTTTTCTCCTTTGTTAATAGTTACCACTAAAGTTACGTCCTCTCATAGCTGCACCACCTGTGAACATGCTACTAGCTACTTCGCCTTCTTCAAAATCTAAACTTACTCCGCCCTGGGCAAAATTTGGCCATATCTTTTTATAAAACTGCTCAAAAGACATAGTAGCCGAATAATCTGTTCCGCCTTTTGGATCATAAAAAGCATCACGAGCAGCTTGCTCATCTTTTTTGTTTTTCATTGTCATTAGAATATCCCCTTAAATGTAAAACCTTTAATAGCTACGCCTGCACGACGGGCTGTTCCGCCTCCGGCCATATTCATTTTAGATTGTTGTAAACGACGTACTCCGCTGCTATGTGCTGAACCG